TATGAACGAAAAAATCTTTGAATTTTTGAGAACCAAATTCTCGGAATTGGGGCTCAGCAGAGACATCCTGAGCGGATTCGCAGACTTGCTTGCCGCATCGGTAACGGACGAGAGCGGGATTGAGGCGGCGGTCGAGACAATCAGACCATTGTTGGAACTTCAGCAGAAAGAAGCCGACAGAATCAGGCAGAAATACGCCGAGCAGCGCAAGAAGGAGGAACAACCCGACGAGCGCGACAAGAAGGGCGACAGTGGCGACAAAAAGGGCGAAGAAGGCGAGGGAAAAGGCGAGAGGAAGCCCAAACAGGACAAGGTTGCACCGCAGAAAGGTGAAGACGAAATTCCTGAATGGGCGAAAAAACTCATGAAGGACTTTGGCGACTTCAAGGCGCAGCAGAAGAACCGCGACAGGGCGGTGGAAATCGGCAACAGGCGCAAGGAAATTACGAAATTAGTGTCTAAACTCCCGAAGTCGATGCAAAGTGCGTACAACCGTATGGACTTGGACATTGACGACGCGGATTACGACACACTGAAAACGGAAATCACATCTGAAGTGGACGAGGTCATGAAGGAACTCTCGACAAGGCGGGCGGTCTTCAATCCACCGTATGCCGGACAAGGGAACGGCGTAAAAGAAATGTCTAAGGAAACTGCGGACGAAATAGCAAAAAGTCTCGCAGGAAACTAATCACCTAATTAATCAAGAGGGAAAATGGGAAATTATGTTAACTTGAGCGGCGAGGCAATCACGCTCAACACAGAATTCGACAACGTCCGCATCACCAACGTAATCGAGACCAAGGTCGGCGGCTGCGTCTTAGACACAACCGACTTCCCCGACAGCGTTATCGAGAGCGGACACGTGGTCATCTACAACGCCACAACCGGCAAGTACCGTCCTATGCCCATCACGGGAGACCCCAAGGCATACGGCACGTTACCGAATGGCTTTGCCTACTTCGGCATCGTCATAGCAAGCACTCTCACCAAGACACCTGCCGTTGCAGTTCTCACTCGCGGACGTGTCAATCCTGCGGCATTCAAGTACAAAATTGACAGCATCGCAAGTGCTCTCAAAACAGCCTTGCCGCACATTACATTTGTAACCGATTAAAAAAGAGGGGGAAAATAAAATGGCAGAATCACTTTACAAAGAGTACATGGAGGGCAAGTTCGAGCCAGTTGTCGCGTCCCTCGTCAAGACCATCAATGGCGAAGAGGGCGACCGAAACTACTTGCACGACACTATGCTTGACCCGAAATTCGCGGTATCTGGTCGTTGGGAGGCTATTACAAACGACAATGTTTACGTAATGGCTGACTTCGTATCCACCGACAGCGAACTTCCGCTCAAAAGGCGCGACAGCCTCGGCAAGGTAACGGGCAATCTCGTCAAGTCGGGAATGGCTCTCTACCTCAACGAAACACAGATGCAGGACATCGACACAATGATGGCTGTAAACGCAAGCGAGAAGGACATCGTGAGAGCGATTATGGACGACCCGAACAGGTGCATCCGTGGTGAGAAGGAATTGATGGAATACGCATTCCTTGAAGAATTTTCTTCCGGCGTTTGCGTAATTGACGATACGGAGAATGTCGGCATCGGAGTCCGCATTTCGGCTGGCTACCTTGACGAAAACAAGTTCTCTCCGCAGATTCCGTGGAGCGACACCGACAAAAGCAAGCCTCTCGACGACTTCGAGAAAATCATCGAGGCGGCATCTGACAAGAAACGCGACCTCAACTACGTATGGATGGACAACACCGCGTGGAAGCAATTCCGCGACAGCAAACAGGTTCGCGAGTACGTTGCCGGACGCGACAAGAAGGTCTATGTCGGCGGCAGCGCACAGAACAACCTGCCGAAATCCACACTTGCAGAAGTCAACGCGATTCTCAAGGAGGACGAGACATACGGTGTTGAAATCCGCATAGTCAAGTTCAAGGGCGTAAGCGAAAGGAACGGCGAAAGGACAAAGAAAACACCGTGGAAGAACGGCATGGTGGTATTCACCCGCAGCGAGAAGGTCGGCAACCTCTGGTGGGCGAACCTCGCGGAGGACAACCACCGCGTCGAAGGCACGACCTACGTGAGACTTGAAAACGGCGTGTTGCTGTCCAAGTATCGCGAGAACGAACCGACCCTCAAGGAGTGGACAAAAATCCAAGGTCGCATTGTTCCGGTCATCAACGGCGCGGAGGGCATCTACCAGCTCGACACCACGACCACTACCACAGACGCAAGCGAGGACAACAAAATCACCCTCGACGGTGTGGAACACAAGAAGTCCGACATCCTTACCGCAATCGCATCGGTAACAGGCGTTACACTTCCGGCAAGCACCACTGACGCGGCAGTAGTTCAGTTGTTCAACTCGTGGTCGAAGAAGGTTCAGGACGCTGTAATCGCGGCTATCGTTGACACCGAATAAAAGACTAACATCCTAACAAGCCCGGAATAGCAACTTGGGGGACGGTGCGAATATAAATAAGCACTCTGGTAAGACTTGGCGCGTCCCCCATTTCTTTTAACCGCAAAACATCGACATAATGACAATCTTGCAATCCTTACAACAACTCAACCTTTACCCGATACCCGACACAGTGATAACGAATTACTGCGAGGGACGCGGCATAGACGCGGCGACTGACGCTACCACGGAAGTCCGCGCAAGCCGTGAGTACAAATTGGCTAAGGGCGACGTGTACAAGTGGCTTGCCTTTGCACCGTCAACGGTATCGCAAGGCGGAGTTACATTCAGCATCTCCGAAGCCGACAAAAAGCGGTTCATCTCGGATGCTAACAAGTTGTACGCAGAATGTGAGGAGACGGGTGTCGGCACGGTTTACGGATACAAAGGGTCAAGGCTATGATTTGGTGCAACGGATACATTCGGTTCAAGGACAATGACGCTCAGATGTTCGACGAGGACGGCAATCCTATTGCTGACGGCGGCACTTGGGGCGATTTCATTCCTTGCGGCTACGAGGAGACAACCAACCTGACCGCGACAAGTACGGAAAACTCGCCATTTACGGCTGGTTCGTACAAGGTACGCATAAAACTCCAATCCGCAAAAGAAAGGCTCAAATTGTACCGAAAAGACAAGTCGCTGATTGGCGAGTATGTCGTAAGGAGCATCAGCAACTTTGACTACATAGACGAAACCCACCTACAATGCCAACTCTGATATGATTAAGCAAATCACGCCGAAAGGCTACATCAAGGCGGCACTCGAAAATGCGCTGACGATAGAGACGCAAATCATCATAAGGCGGTTGGCGTACATTGCCGAACAAGCCGTCAACAAGCAACGAGACCTTGGCAGCGAGTACAACGGACTTTCTGCTAAGGAACTTGCAAAGAGGAGGCGTAAACCGCACACGCCGAACTACATCGACGACACTGGCAACCTCCGAAACTCAATCGGCTATATGATAGCGGTTGACGGACAGCCAATAGCGGCAGACTTGAAGAACTCGGCTGCACAGGAACTCGCGCAATCGGCACTCGAAGGCAACGTAAAGGGAGTGCAACTGATACTGACGGCTGGTATGGAATATGCCAAGTACGTCCACAAACTCGGTTACGACGTACTCACCACGGCGGAGTTATTTTGCAAGACTGAATTGAAGAAGATGTTAGACAAGTATAAGAAATGAAGACAAGCGGAGAAATCGAAACTGATTTTTTTAATGCCGTGCAATCCACGGAACTTGCCAAGGAAGTCAACGGCGGCGTGTACCGAGCGGACTTCCGACCGCGAGACAGCAAGAAGGAGGACATCATCGTCCGCTTCACGGCTGTAACGGCAGGGCAAGAGCAGGAGGGTGTTGTAACGGTGCTTGTGTTCGTTCCCGACATAGACTTGCGCGGCAAGGGCGGCAAGGTGCGAAACTCAGCAAGGCTCACCGAACTCGAAAAATACGGTGTTACAGCCGTGGGTGAAATCAGGCGCATCTTGAAGGATTACGACCGAGTATCGCTCGAAAGCGGGGTGCAATCGTCCCCCGACAACAACGAGCAACATTTTGTGAGCATCCGCATCGGGTTCACTTACTTAAACGAGGATTATTAACCTAAAAAAAAGAGGGAAAATATTATGAGCGTATTATCAACAGGCAAGCCGACAATAGAGATTGCCAAACTTGACGAGTTCGACAACATCGGCACTTGGTTCGAGGTTGACACCCCGAAGGACGGCACGACTTCGCTTGACACGTCAAAAGGCGAGGAGACCGAATACAGGCAGGAAGGCAAGGGCATCGTGGACAAGGAAGTGGGCGACAGCACCTACAACTTTGTGTTCGACTTGTTCGTAAAAAAAGGCTTCAAAAAGCCCATTCAGGACGTCAACGGCGTCATCGTGGACAACTATGCCGTCCGCCTCTCTCCGAAAGACAAGAAGGCGACTGGCTTTATCATTTACAAGGCGCAGGTTTCGTGCCTCAGTACGTACTCGACCGCAGACGGTATGATTTGCCGCTACGAGTTCGCCGGACTTCAGACCGACGACCACGCAAACGTTACCGACTACTGGATAGCCGCAAACCAACTCGCAACGGACGTTAACTTTGTTGACATTCCCGCGACCGGCGAAACGTTGACTGCAACAGTTACGGCGACAATCGGCACTGGAGACACTCTTACTGCGGTTGCCGACGAGGGCGACACTTGGATTACCACATCGGTATCAGGCGGCGTAGTAACCATCACGGCAACTGGCGAGAACACTGGCGCAAGGCGCGAGGGTTGGGTAACACTCACCGCTGGTGGCAAGACCGCTCGCATCAGGGTCAACCAACTTGCCGAGACTGAGTAGTTTTCATAGCATAGTAAAGTGTTTACTAACTTATGTTTAGTTGTTTTGGAG